CACCTTTGTATCTGCCCGCTTTACGTACCCTGGACCAGTCTTGTGCTGGCATACACACCCCTTATCATCACACTTATCGTGCCAATGAGCTGAACGCTTGTAGTGGGTAAGGCCGTTCTCTTCTCCTGCCTTATGACAGTTATCGCAAATCATTAGTCAATCCATTTTCCAATAAGAAATTCAAAGTTAATTCCTAAAATTCTGATGGTCATACCATATGGAGTTGAATCCCATTCGTAAACAGATACCCACAGGATCTGCTTCCACAATGGTTCTAATGTACATACTTCGATTCCATCAAACTTTAATTTCCATATGCTTCCTGTCATTCTTCGACCTCTGCTTCTTCTTTTACTTCTTCTACTGGTACAACTTCTGGTACTAGTATTTCTGTTGTTGTTATTTCTCCACCTGGAACTGGCATTGTTGTTACTACTTTCCCCCATCTCTGGGATTGACTTAATGACTTACCGCGTTGTGCGGTACGCCGTCTGTGACGAAGAGGCTTAATGGCAACAGCCATTACTGTTTCTCCTTTAACCATTGTGCTAGGTCCTGAATGACCCAGGCATTTTCTATTGATGCGTTGCGACGCTTAACTACAACATAAGACAGAGGAACTTCCCCAAGTTCTCTTGCCTTTGAATAGTTAAGCGCCTCAACCTGTGCTTCTCTCCAGAACTCAGGCAGCGAAAGGACTGCCCTGTTCTTGAGTTCAAGGATATAGGTTTCTCCTGCGATAACAGTAACGATGTCGCCCTCATCCTTTGCCCCAGCTTTAGTTAGACGTTCTGCAATGACACCAGCCTTACGGAGCCACTTCATTACATCTGTCTCAAACTGAGAACCTTTAGTTTTGTTGTACTGACTCATCTACCAATACAACCTTGTTGATCTTATAGATGACATTGCCTTCTTCATCTTTGACTAGTTCGACAACACCAGATTGCAGCAACGCACCAACGAAGTTGGTTAGGTCTACCTTGATGGCATCAAGTTCTGAACGTAGTGCATTACTAGCATCACGCACTGCATCAATCCTTAAATTGTCTCTGTACTTATTTGATAACTGTTCAGACATTTATTCCTCCTTGGTATCCACTCATAGCATCTCTTCGTAACATCCAACCAAACTCGTTCTGGTCTGATATCTGTACTGCTGCGTAGTTTACCAGTAGCTGTACGTATTTCTTTCCGTCTGGTTGGTGTGGCCCAAACCTATTCTTAACTGCTGCAACCTTCAAGGTTGCCTGTCCTGGATCGTATCCCAATGTAAGTATCAGTGCAGGTAACTGACTGACCTTTCCGTGAATTGCTCTGCGATGAGGTGGTTCAGAAGGTGAACCATACTCTGACTGTTCTGATACGTGGTGGAGCACTACTACACAGGCTTCAGTCTTGCGTGCCATATCGTGTAGTTCCATCATAATTGCTCTCAGTCCAGCCCACTCGTTGTCCGTCTCAGCGGTTATGTTCATTAAGTTATCAATGACAATCAACTCAGGTGGCTGTCCAAAGAGTTCAACGTAGGCCCTGATCTCTAACTCCAAGTCGTCAATGTTTGGAGATGAATCAAAGACCCACTTGATGTGTGAAACTTTGTCTAAGTGTGCATTGTAGTACTGGCTATTGTCTGAAAGGTTTGCCTCTACTGTCACTTGTGAGTGACCAGATAGATGCGATACAGACCTCATCATTACAGTAGTGGTATCAGTATCTGCGGAGAAGAAAAGCGTAGGAACATTGGCTTTGATTGCATAGACCAGAGCGAACATAGACTTACCAGCATTAGGTGCAGCAGCTACCATACATACTTGGCCTCTGCGAAACTTAATACCTTCTGCCTTTAACCCATCCCACACATCAGGTAGTGGTGTTGCTTTGGTAAGCACTCCACTCCAAGCGCGGGAAAGATTAAGCAATGTCCTTCTCCTGTTTCAATGTAAGCCCTCGTTGACTTCTGATCTGTTGGCGTTGTCTAACATTTAGACCACCCCAGATGCCAAAGTATTCTTTGGTTATTCCCCACTCAGCACACTCTCTGCGATGGGGACACCTATTACAAATACTTATTGCAAATTTAGTATCTTCAACTGATACTTCTTTAAGACCAGAAGATACATCTGGAAACCAAAAGTCCCCACCGATAGTTGCACAACTAGGAGCTTCGTATTGACTTGGCTCCTGCATTAGCTATCGAACCCAGATAGTCTCGCACTTATCTGGCGCACCCTTGGGTGCTGCACACATATAACCTGACCACGGACCCTTTTGTCCTACACCTGAACGTAGTGACATCTGACCGTGCTTACAACTGTTAGCACCACCTTGTGGTGCAGGTGCTGCAACTGGTGTTGCATTAAAAGACTGAGCGATTGCGTCTACGCTTGGGGCCGGTTGTACTGGAACGCCGCCAAGTTCTTTTCCCGTTGACTTGATAAGTGTTGCAACCATAGATAGATCTGTTAGACCTGTCTCTAATTCCTGCACTGTTGCTGCGTAAAGATTGATGAGTGTTCCGTCGTGTAACTTATAGTTAATCTGATACTTAGTTCCTTCTGTAGCCATATTACTTGCCTCCACTTTGCTTTACGGTTAGTCGCTGACTCTCAGCTCCTACCTTCTTAGGGACGAACCCTAATAGTTTTTCTACCTCGTCACTGTCAACTGACTCGCGCCCTTTAACAGTTGTCCAACTTAGTTCGATACCTGAATTAGTAGTACCCATTACTCCTTCAAAGGATGCCTTCAAAGAATCTTGTTGTGTCTCTAACTCTTTAATCTTGCCTGCTAACTGTAAGTACAACAGTGCATTCTTGTCAATGTCTACATCAGCAATGATTACATCACTGACTGGTGTACGTTCTTTTTTTAGACCAACGCATCCCATCTGCCCACTTGCGTCATAGAACTTGCAGTAGAACTGACAGTAACTTGCATCCTTTTCTGGTGCTGGTGCTTCCTTAGCTTCTTTAACAGCCGCTAGCCAACCGAGTGCTTCAAGTGCGATTGATTCGTCATAGTCCTCTGTGTGGACCTTAACGTCTCTCTCATCGCCGTCCCTTGCGATAGCCACTAGAGACACTCGGTTGACCGCATAGCCGTTCTTAGCTAGGAGGTAGCCGTATAGCTGCACCTGCCACCGTTGTTGATTGGTTGGAAAGTAAGAAAGGTTCCGGACCTTACTTGTCTTCCAGTCAATCACATCACCAGTACCAGGTACGAAACAGTCAATGTGTGCTTTCATTCCTTTGTATTCAACTTCGGTTTCAATCAACACATCTGGATTATCTGCTAACGCTCTTTCAATTTCTGCGTGGATAGCAGTACCCATTATCGCAGCGAGCTTTAGTTCGTTGTCATTAGTTTCAGGTTGATCGTTAAGTCTGTACCACACCTTACGGCGACAGCCACCTACCTCTGATGGGCCAATCTGTACCTGTGTAGATCGTGAACGCTTTGCATCGCCTGCACGTAAAGCAGTTAATAGTAATTCTTTTGGATCTGTCATAACTACATCCTCTCCTGTACCACCAACTGTAAAGGCTTACCAGTGTTAGCGTCAAGAACCGACGCAATCTCTACGGCTTTACGGGCGTGTCTCTTTGCATAAGCTACGTCCATATCAGGTTTACAAATTGAATACAGGTAGCCAAGAGCAAGCTGACCCCCACTACCAATGCTATACGCTCCGTGATTTGCTTGGAAAAAAGAGAGATCACAAGCAATACGAAAGATATTGCCGTTAAAAGCAATGAGATAATCGAAGCCACCATCTTTGTCCACCTTGTTGTAGTCGTAGTTGTTATCTGTAAACGCTTGATTGATACTAGGTATAACTTTCTTTCCCATAAACTGTGCTGGGTCTTCACCACGATAGAGCGGTGGCTTCCAGTTGTAAGCAAGGATGTCACCAGGTCTGGTGTCCCCTGAGATACCGATGAGAAACTTGCCAACCTCAACAATCTTTGGAGTAGTAACGGCTAACGTTACTAAGTTGTCCTCGGTGATCTGTGAATCTGCCACGAGTACGGCGTAATCAATACCCTCTATCGCTGCGATTGTTGTCATACTGGAAGGCTATCACTAGTACGGCGTGTCGTCGCGAAGCGACACCTACTAGGCACTACCATATGAGCCGTGAGGCGAATTAAACGGGTGGGCGCCCTTAATGGGCGCAGCGGTACCAACCGTACAGTAACCCTGCGGTTCCGTCTACCAACCCTGCCATCGTTTAGATGGCGCAGGAATGCCCTTCCTAAGCTTTTTGGGACCGATCTGCGGGGTTTAGGACCACTTCACGTGTGTCCGTGTGGCTCACAAGTCTTTAGTGTTATGGCCTCCTTTGAAGAGTACGAGCTGGTCTGGTATTTCCTTGATGCAACCTGTGTTAACTGTGGCAATCTAGTAACAGTTCCCTGTCCTGTGGACAAAATGGCATAAAAAAAGAAGCCCACCCCTTTCGGGGTGAGCCTCTTCATTTGCCTCGCGCTAGTGGGTTACTTAGACCCACGACCAAACTCTGTAGATGAAGCATCTAGCCATTTGAGTAATGGACCAGCAAAGCCAGCTACTGCTGCCATTGCTAGTGTCTTGAGGTCTGTCTCGCCTGCAAGGTAAAGTGCAATAGCAGATGCTGCTGCAGCACGAAACCAAGTCAGTGAGATTTGTTTGAATTGTTCCATTGTTTCCTCCTATGAGATTAGGACTTTGCACCGTGCAATTTGCAACAGGTACAAACTTCAGTTTTGTATGCCTTCTTAGCAGGTATAGGTGTTACCTTAGCAATGACTTGATTAAGAATCTTTGGTTGGTTCATCCACCAGAACCAAGGAGAAGTGTCGTTGCCCATACCATCATTGATGGAAATATGTAAGTGATGTGGGTGTTGGTTACTGCCTGTGTACTCACGATTGCCTTCCGTAGCACGTTCTTTAGACCAGATTTTTCCCTGGAATATCAAGTACTTAACTCGCTTGTCTTCTTTTAACTTCTCAAAGATATCAACGCAGTCAATACCATTAACAGGATCGTGGGTTAGATCTACTGCATAACCTGTGTTGTGGTCACTGTCAGGATTTTGAATTTGATGTGCTGCTGATGGTAGTAGACCATCCGAAAGTTTCTTCCGCAATGGCTTGATCGCTGTGGCTTGTCGAAGTACAGCAATAGCGGCAGGCGTGGCTTTCTTTACAAGTGTCTTCATTCATTCTTCCCTCTTTGTAGCATCATCTGGTAGAGAATTTCTACCTTTTCTTCCAGTCTAATAACAGAATCTTTAAGACTTGACCCAGAATTAGGTTTGAGTTCGTTGAGGTAATGCTTAACTAGCCATTTAACAGCGCCAACAAAGCCACCTATAATTGTTAATACTGCAACAGCAACTGTTGCGTAGTCTTGTGCTTGCATTAGATCGTCCTAATGGTTACTAGAATTGTGCCACCAAAACCAGAGAACCTTTTATCCTCTGGTGTTTTATTCATAAAGTCCATCTCTTCAATGATACCAAGGTATGACTCACCGGTTCTCATATCTTGAACGCGGATAGTATCTCCAGCGTTTTCAATTGATTCTAGTTGTGACATACGTGCATAAGCAGATCCTTCATAGCCAACCTCATTACCAAACTTGTCACTCTCGTGGTCATAGCAGAAGACTGGGTATTGGATAAGGCGCTGACGTGGTACTGCAGGTAATGACTTTAACTGGTAGCCAGTAAATAAGGGACCCTTAGTAACATCAGTAGTTGATCGGAGTATAGTAAATCTAAATCCTAGATATTCTTGTGCTGTTGTTGGATAATTCACGTTAATCTCAGGAACTGCAGATCCTTGTGAAAAGGTACCAATACTGTACGAAGTATCTCTTGAGTCAATAGACTCGATGTTAATACCACCATTGGTGGTATCTATACGTGCTTGGAGCAGTTTGTAAATCTTTGTCTCAAGTGTGTTAT